GCCGGGGTAGGGATATTACCTTGCGGGCGCTGGCCCAGCGTGTCGTTGAAAATAGCTCCGAACATATGCTGGTGTCCGCCCTCAAGCTCCGGGAGTGCCCGTTGAAGCATGGCCCCCATTTGGTCCGGAGTTCTTACCGTTCCGAACCCGGAGGCTGCGTTGTAAAGGCCATTCTGGAAGGCCCCCACGTTGGCACCATCTGCGGTGGCCATGACGTTTCCGGAGAAGGGAGCCTTGCGAAGCGATTGGCCCATGTTCGCCGAATTTGGGTTCACAAGGTCGGCGGTAGGGACGCCGCCTATGGACGTGATGTCGTCGAAGGCCTGCCGGGTGGCGGGGTCTGTCCATCCTTTGCCGAGGGATAGGAACGTGCGGAACGGCGAGCCGGCTGCTCCAATGGCTTTCCCAATGTAGGGGGCAACAACGTCCATGGACCCCGGGGCCACGGTGTTCCAGGCGGCGTCCTCCACTGCCTTCCCGGCTTGCGTTCCGATCGAGTTGTCTGCCACCGGCTGCCCCGTCAGCCTCCGATAAATGTTCATCCCCTGGTCGTAGATGTTGCCGCCGATTGCGGCACCGCCGCCGCCAGCCGCATAAAGGGCGGCAGGGGCAACCGCGAGATCTGCGCCGCCGGTGGGAGTGGCAGCGGCGGCAATCCCGCCGCCAGCCGCAAGCATCCCGGCAGCCTGGCCTATCCCCGTGGCGACAGGACGCCAGGTGGAATCGGTCTTAGCTTGCGCCTGAAGAGTTTTCCAAGTCTCGTATTTGGCCTGGAGACCTGCCGCATCCTGAGGGGTTATGTTGGCGGGCACAGTGATGGCCGTGCCGTCGTTCATCATCAAGTCCATGGTCCCCGCGTCACCGGACGCCGGGGCCATAACCGAATCCGTTCCAGACCCATCGGCGTTCACATAAGGCATTAAGGCACCTCCATGAAACTCTGTCCGTCGGGAGAAAGCTGGACACGCCTCCCCGTGGGCGTCCCGGGAGGAGAATTGTTCACCGCCTGCCGCATCTGATTCCCCTGGTCGCGCACGTCGCTCCACATCTTCAGCACGGCCTTGTTCTTCTGCGTGAGCTCGGGGTCGTTCGAGGTGTAGGTGTTCAGGGGGATGGCCGCGGCGTCGAATGCGCGGCTGTTGGAGTCCATGACCGGGCCGAGGACGCTCCTGATCTCTGCGCCGTCCATGCTGGCCCCGGCATTCGCCTTGCCCACCAGGGACATCAAGGCTTCGGAGATCCGCTGGCCACCGGCCATCTGGTGCATGGACCCCAAGACTTCCTGGCTTGTTAATTTGGACAGGTCCGTGGCGTTCGCACCTCCATCGATGATCCGTTGCTTGGTCGCAGGGTCAAGAGGAAGCATGTCACCGTATGCGCTCACGACCTGCCCGAGAATTTGCTTTGCTCCACCGGTCATGCCGCCCGCGTCGGCCTTCTGGAGGATCTGGCCTAGCCGCAACTGGCGTTCGGCAAGAGCCTGGACGGCTGCAGGAGCGGCGGCGAGTTCGTCCTGCTTCTGTTTCTGCTCCCCGAGGGCCTGCGCTTCCTGTATCTTTGCCTGCTGGATGTCTTGAGGGGTCTGGAACGTCCCGGCGTCCTTCTGCGCCTGAATCTTCCCCTGCTCCGTCCCCTGGGAAGTCGCCTGGGCAATAGGCCCCGCTCCCTGCTCCTGGGCCTGCACCTTGGCCGCCTCGGTAAGCGCCGTCTGGTACGCGGCAGCCTGGGCGGCAATCTCGGGATGTGCCGCCTGGATCATCTTCAACTCCGTGTTCGCCGCCTCAGCCACGTCGGGGTACATGGCAAGCTGAGGCTGAGCCATGACCCGCGCGAGCATCCCGTTGGGGTTCATGAAATGGGAGATGCCGGGAGGGGCGTTCTGCCAGGCAAGAGGGTTTGCGCCCGGGCCCTGGCCCTGCGGGACTGCCGGTCCGCCAGGCGGTTGCGCGTACCAGGGAGTTTGGCCGCCAGCCTGAGGAGCTGCCGGCTGGCCTGTGGGCTGACCGGGAGGCTGCAAATACCAGGGCTTGCCGGCGCTCTGGTCAGGTGTGGATCCCGGAGTCGGGGAAGCGCCCGGCGAAGGCATGTCGGAGGCGATGTTGCCGCCCTGGGCAACCTGGACACCCTGAGCGGGAGGCATCACCGCCGCGTTGATCATGGCCGGGGTGAAGTTCTTGCTGCCCGTCTCGATGGGGATCATGGCCTGCATCATCTTCGAGCGGACCTGCGGGTCCGAAAGATCAATCGGAGCGTTCGGGTCTACGCCCATGCTCTGAGCAACTTGCTGGATGTACGCAGGCGTGTTGTTCTTGTCCGAGGGGGGCGCGTACCTGGATACCACCCCGGCCACGGTGTTGATGCCGTACTTGCTGCCGTAGGTGGCAAGCTGGTTGGACATGGCCGCCAGCCCGGAATTCATGTCCGGGAAGGTCTGGAAGCCAGTGCCGTCCGAGGTGCGCAGGTTGCCGGGATTGTTCTGCCTGAGCCAGATTGGCGCCGCAGCCGGCGCTCCACTCGGGTTGGTCTGGGCAGCGGGCGTCTGGGCACCCTGGGGAGGTGCGGCAGGTACGCCGGCTCCGGGAGCCTGAGGTTGCTCACCGGTCGGAACAGGCTGCATCAGGTCGTACCGCTGCTGGCCAAGCTTGAGCGCGAGCTGCTGTTGCTGCTGCCCGATCATCTCCTTTCCGATCTGCATGACCAGGTTCGGGTCGTACCCCTGAGCTGCTACACGCTGAATGGCGGCCTGCGTGCTCGCCGGATCCTGCGGGATGCCGTATTGCGCAATCTCAGCGGCTACGGCCTTCTGCGCACCGAGGGCGTACTGCTGTTGCTGCGTCTGCTGGTTCTGCTGATTGATAAGCGCCGCCTGGTACAACGTGTTCCCGAGGTTCGGGGACTGGATGTTGACCGGAGTCGGCGCACTGAGCGGCATTATGGGCATTACAGACATGGTATGTCCCTACTGCTGCGGGTTCGTGGAGCTGGTGAAGTACGCCATGGGGTTGTAACCAAGATTGGAGTTGACTATCGTATTACCTGCGGCCATTGCGGGCACCGGGCTATACGTGTTGTTGTATCCGCTGCCGCTCAGGGCGTTCTGGAGGAGGTAGTTGTTCATTCCGGAGTTCACGGAGTTGCCCACGCCCGTGATCCCGCTATTCAGAGAGGAAGCGCTGTTGGTAGCACCCTGGGCCTGCGCATTACCCGAGTTCGTGGAGGCCCCTGTGATGGCATTCAGATATTGCGTGAAGAGGCTGTTGATGTTGTTTGTTTCGCCCGTCACCACCCCGGCCTGGTTGTAAGCCGAGTTCGCAACGTTCTGAGCGGTGCTGAGGTCCGCGCTTCCCAGGTTGTTGTTGACGTTGGTAATGCCGCCCGCAACGGTTGTCCCCAGACCCGCTAAGCTTGTGTTCAGTCCGGCGATGCCCTGCGCTGCGGTCATATTGGCGTTGCCCACGTTATTCACGGAAGGCTGGCCCGCGTTGATGGCGTTGGTTCCGTAGCCCATCCACTGGCTCAGGGAGTTCGTGGCGTAGTTCTGCCCATACTGCTGTTCCGCCGCCTGCTGACCACCAGAGAAAAGGTTACCGCTGGCTGCCGCCCCTCGGTCCAAACTCGTCAAGCCCTGGTTGTAGTTAAACTGGTACCCGGGCGTATTGGTAATGCTGGACGGGTTTGCGAGGAGATTCTGGACCAGGGAATTTCCTGCGTTGTAGGTCTGGACGCCGGGGTTGTTCAGGTTGGTGACGTTGTTGACGGCGGTGTCATAGGCCTGGATGCCATTATTGAGGGCACTCACACCATTCGAGTAGGCGTCATTCCACGATGGCAGACTGCTCGATATGTCGCCGTAAGCTTGGGCACCTCCCGAATAGAGGGCGTTGGTCGCGGCCTGGTCCCAGCTTGAGGCGAGGCCCGCGCCGCTTTGCGTATTGGAAACCAGGTTAGGCAGAAGGGATTGCCATGACTGGATATTCTGGTCCTGGGCCTGCGACTGATCGTCGGCAGCCTGCTGGGAGGCGCTGGAGCCATTCAAGCCGCCGACCAAAGAGCCCACGCCCGAAGCGACGCCCCCGATTGCTGCGCCGATACTCATTGCAGGACCTCCGCGTGGAGCGAGTCAAAAGGTTTGATACCCCTGCGTTCAAGAGATTTACGCAGGGAAGCGTGCCCCCACCTGGTGCCGATGGTGAACACGTGGGCCCCCCGCTCCCTCGCCCAGGTCCGCATGTGGTCCAGCAAGCGCAAGAACCAGCGCGTCTTGGCCGGGCCGTCCGGAAGCGACGGCAGCATGTGCCACATCAGTTCAGTGGCCATCAGGGTATGCCGGTTCAGGTGGTAGGGATGCAGGACAGCGACACAGGCGCCGGCCACCTGTCCATCCAGATCCACCACGGACACCAGAGCCTCCGGGCTGGGCAAGAGGGAGGTGAAGAGATCGCGGACGGTGTCCTTGTCGATCCCAAGCCCGTGGCCGCTCCAGTGCATGGTGGCGTCGCATTCCATGGAGAGCTCGAGGAGGGCCGGGAGATCGGCAAGCGTGGCCGGGCGGATCATGACAGCACCGCCCCGGTGGACATGGCGATCCAGTTGGTCCCGTTTGATATGTACGGGCCAGCTCCGGCGCTGGCGTTCGTGACCAAAATCATCTGCCAGGCATGGCTTGAGGCGGCGGGAACGTTGGCCTTCAGATATTGAGGCAGCGGGACGGCAACGCTCAGGGCGGTATCGAAGGCCTGGAGGGTCGAGACAGCAGAGGCCGTGCCGGTATACTCAGTGTTCAGGGCCGCAATCTGGGTGTTCAGGTTCGCGTTGCTGGGCGCGATGGCGTTCCCTAGCCGGGCGTAGACGGCATTGAGCCAGGACGCCCACGGCTGGGAGATCGTCCCATCCGGGTTGAGCAGCGGGGATCGCATGGGAGGGGCCGAGAGGGCCGCGATATTGGTAGTGTCAGCCATCAGGATATCCCCGGGTTCATCTCAGCGTAAGCGCCCACGATGACGACCGGCACCGGGTCGGTGATCCTGACCCGGAATTGGCGGCTCCGGAAGCTGCCCAGACGTCTCCAGCGGGCGCGCGCCGTGTACTGGCCTATGGCTCCCAGGCTGACCCAATTTTCGTTGCTCCAGTTGTTCCCGCCATCGTCTGACCACTGCAGAATGGCCTGAGGGTTTCCGCCCAGGACCATGCCGGGCCCGGGAGTCTGACCCTGACCTCCCGGGAGTCCCACGCCCATCTGAAAGTCCACCGTGAGGGACTTCATGGAGATGCGCTTGTTTTCGTTGGAAAGCGGGGCCGATGTCCGGATGCGCTCGATGGTCTTCCCATCTTCCGTGTAGGCGGTCTCGGAAAGCTGGTAGAGCTTGCCGTTCGCCTCATCACCGACGATGTGCATACCGTTGAAATAGGCGTGGCAGTTCGCCCTCCAGCGTCCTTGGCCGAAGCTCTTGCGACGGTGCCACATCTGCGTGGAGCAGTCGTAAACCCACGTCACGCCCTGCGTGGGGAAAGTAAGCACGTAGAAGGTGTGGCCGCCCTGGACGTAGGCGAAGGCTTGGGCGTCCGAGGTCACGGCGTATTGGCCAATCAGGTACTCAAGCGGACGGGTGGAAACGATCTGAGGCTGGAAGCCGTTCGCCCGGACCACCTGAAGCTTGTCCGTCAGCCAGAAGGCCGTGTTGTCCAGGACGGCCACGCTGGCCCGCGCGCCACAACCATGCTCGATGAATATGCCACTGATGGGCGAGAGCGGGAACGTGGGAGCCGCGGCCCCGGTGTCGTACCAGACTTCCGTGGAAACCTGGCCGAAAAGCCAAAGCTCGCGGTGGCACATGAGCATGGCCACGATGTTGTCAGGCCGGCCCATCTTCGAACTGTTCGTGATGCCATCCCAGGTGGACCCATTGTTCAGGGCGCTCAAGTAGAAGAAGTTGCTGTTCGGCTTGGTCACCACGAAATAGCTGTCGAAATACTCGACCTGGTTGGCGCCAGGGAAGTTGGCGTTGACGATCTGGGCGAAGGTTCCCCCCGAGAAGGTGTAGAGGTAACCGTTCGCTCCATCGGCAAGGATGATCTGCACGCCCATGTTCTGAGCCATGGACACCTGCCCGGTGGACGTGACGAGCGTCCCCAGGTTCGTCACAGCCCCGGCCGAGGTCACTTGGTAGAACCCGGGCCCGCACACGGCGTAGAGGTTTCCATCCCCCCCCACGAGCAAGCCCCGCACCTGTCCGCCCGTCGCGCTCAAGGTGGCCCATGCGACCATTCCGGGAGTGCCGACCAGGGCCACGGGGCTTTTGCCGCCCGCATCGTCCTTGACCGGGAACAGGTTCACCAGGTCCTGGCCGTCCCAGTAGGAGGACCGGCCGGTGTATGCGGGGCCTATGAATCCGGGGACGTTCACAGGCCGGTCCTCCAATCGAAGTGGCCGCCGCCGTAGGTCCGGGAGACTGTTCCCACGTAGTCCGAAGACAGGAGCGGCACGGCCTTCCCGTTGTAGCCCTTGATGGCCTTGAGGCTGTCCGCCGCCACGGCCTTGACCTCGGGCGTCGTCTGGACTCCCCACTCGGGAGCCAGTTCAATGGCCAGGTTGTACTTGATGGTCCGGGCATACTCGCCCGGGAGGTTGACCACCGTGTTCAGGCTAGCGATGGAACTCAACCGCTCCCAGGTGGCCAGCTTCAGGGTGTAGATCTGGTCCGGAACCGGATAGAGATAGAGGTTGGAACTCGGGTACTGCTGGTCCCACCACATGGAATTGGGCCTGGCCGACAAGGTTTTGAGCGGGATGGCTTGATAGGCCTCCAGGCTGATCACTGCCACGGGGTAGTCGATGCCGTTAAGCGATGCGATGGAGTCCACCACGCGCATGGGCCGGGTGGGGAGCGCGATAATCTGCCCGGTGGTCGGGTACTGCGTCTGTGTCACGCACGGAATCAAGAGGCTGGACGTGCTCCACGAGTCCAGGAGCATGTTGAGAGCTTCCAGGCCGTCCGCCCCCTCGGCTGAGGTCATGACCTCCCCTGATTCCAGGGCCATGATAAGGCGCAGTGCCCCGGATATGATGTCCGCTGCGGTGGCCATGGATTATTCCCCGCTCCCCAGGCCGGCCGCGATCTTGGCTTGAAGCGTCTCCAGCTTGATATTCGACGGTACGAACATCCCCATGGAGTCCCGGGCGTAGCTGATAAGCTCGTCCCGATTCAGGAAGGACAACTCCTCCGGGAGCACGGGCTTTTTGGGAAAGGGCTCATTGTGCCAGCCATCGGCCAGGGCCGCCTCCACCTCCTCGACGGTGTAGAAGATGCGGGCCTCCTCAGCCGGGTGATAGAGGTAGGTGGGCAAGTCGTATTCGATCTTGCCCTTGACGCTGGTCCCCACGTGGCGGTCAAATCCTGTCATGGTGAGCCGCCTTAGGCGATAACGCCGGTGTCGATGTTTTCCGCCCGGTACCAGGAGACCATCCACACTTCGGCGCCGGGGGTGATGGGCGATGAGGTGGCGTTCATGAACTGGATGGCGATGGTGTTGGGGGCAGAACAACGGCAGTTTCCGATGCTGACGCCGGGGGTATGGCTCGGTTTGTTGGCCTCCACGAAGTCCGTGGGCAGAAGCCCGGGAACCGTGAAGGTCTGCTCGTTGGTGCTGTTGGCCGGGACGGACCCCACGTTGAATGTCAACTGGATGAGTCCGTCCCGTCCTTCTCTGAATCTCGCGCCCATGATGTTCCTCGCTGGCCGGGAGGAGCCAAAGCCCATCCCGGCCCGGTTGTTAGTTGCAGGCGATCCTGGCGGCCCATTGCGGACGAAGAGCCGCGTAGCCGTAGATGATGTCCAGGCGGCAGGGGAACGAATCGGTGTTGATGTCGTAGGCCCTGACGATGCGGAGACTGATGCCCTCGAAGTTCTCCCGGGCCGCGAAGTCCACTCCCTTAGGCACGACCAGGTCGCAGGTAGCGAAACAGAAGGCGTCGCGGTGGTAGGCCAAGGACAACCCGTAGTTCTGGGCGTTTGTGCCCACCTTGGTGATGATAGCCGCGTTGGCCGGGGAAGCGGTCACGTTCTGACGGTTGCCCGAAGTGATGATGCCTGGAGCGATGGCCACGTTGCCCGCTCCGCCAGCATAGGCGCTGGTGACCACGAACTGCTGGAGGACCCCCATGTTGGCCCGGGTCTCCGGATGCACCTTGTAGACGCCGGCGATAGTGATGATGTCGCCAGCGGCGAAGGTGCCGGTTCCGGTGTTCACGGCCAGGTTCATGGAGAGGGGGGAGGATCCCACCTGGCCGGCTCCGTTACCAGATAGGCCGAGTTGTCGGTCCCGGAGGTGAAGCGCTGGAGCAGGGTGTTCTCGTAGAAGTCGAAGCCGCTGGTGCGGCCCATCTGCCCTTCCTTGTACTGCTTGGCCACGGACGCCGAGTCCTGGAACAGGCCCTTCAACTGATCCACCAGGTCCACGTTGTCCTGGGTGTTCAGGATCACCGAGCGATTGGTGTCCATGGGGGCAAGCGCGTCGTTCAAGAGCTTACGGCCCTGAAGCACCTTGTTGAAGGTGATGGCCGCTCCGGGGTTGTTCACCTGGTTATAGACCGAGTTGACCATGGAGAGGGCGTCCGCCTCCACGTTGGCGGCCAGGACGGACACAGCCGGCTCCAGGATACGGTCCGCGAAGTCCTGCAAGCTCAAGGTGAGGTCGATGGAGGTGAACCGGAGGTCCACGCCCTTCTGCGCCGATATGGTGACCGGCGCGGTAATTTCCACGGTGTCCTGCGTGGCCAGCGTGGCTCCGTTGCGGATTACGTACTGGTTGGGGAGACGCACGTTCAGGGTTTGACCGATCTGCGCTTCCTTGTTGGCGAACTGATCGTCATAGGACCTGTTGATCGTCCCGACGAAGTTCAGCTTCTGGTGCAAGATCGCCAGGGCCTTCCTGGTGATCATGGTGGGTGTGAGAATCGCGTTAGCCACGCCGGACCTCCTGAGTCCTACCCTTCAGGGGGAATCACGAGAGCCTTCCCTCGCGCCTCCTCCTGAAAGGGCGTGTTGAATTGTTGTGGGCTATGCGCCCGTCATCTTTTTTGGCTCCGTTTGCGGTCCCATTCCATCCAGGCGTTGATGTCCTTGGGGCCATGCACGGGGTCAAAGGCCTCGGCCTCTTTGCTGCCGGAGCCCACAGTGTTGATGGGGTCAGGAGCGCTCGTTGGTTTCTTGTTCGCCCTGGCGGTCTTGATCCGCTCGGAGATGCGACCGATCTCGATAAGCTGCTCCTCGGGGGACAGCTTAGCGATCCTCCCGGCTTCCTCGGGCTTCTTTCCGAGATAGTAAGCGACGTCGTGGCCGCCTTCGACCCGGACCAACGCGGCACCCATGTGCGGGGTGACCGAAAGGTCTTTGTGGAAAACCTCTTTGAAGTCGGGGTGCGCTTTCTCGGCCTCTTCGAAGAAGCTGAGGGCCTTGGCCTGACGTTCGGCAACGGCGGCCTGTTCCCTCTGGTTGTGGGTCGTCAGCTGCTGGCGAATGCTGGTTTCGTGGAGGGTCTTCTGAGTCGCCCAGATGGACATGGCCGCCATGTACTGGCCCGAGTCCTGGAATTGCTCCGGTTTGGGAGCGGGAACCTGGAATGCGAGATGCGGGGGGATGTCGGCAGGCGGCCCATTGGGGTCCTGGCCGGGCTGAGCGGCACCGGGCTGCCCTGGCTGCGGCTGCCCCTGCTGAGGAATGCGGCCCTCAGCGACGCCCTTCCAGTAAGCGGCCTCGCGGGAGGCTTCCTCGGCCTTGCGCTCGGCTTCCCGACGGTGGAACGTCACCTCGTCGAGACGCTTCTTGGGTATCGTCTCCGGCTCTTCTTTCTTGGCCGCCACCTCCTCGCCCTCGGGCTTGGACTGCTCGCCGTCTCCTGCAGGCTTCTCTTCGGCAGGCTCCGGATCGGAGACCACGCCGGAGATCATCTCCGCGACGGTCAGCTCGCGTTTGGTCGGGCTCGGCTTTGCCCCTTCGGTATTGGCGCCGGAAGCGCCGGTTTCACCCCCGGCGTCAGGTGCTGTCGGTTCTACGATGCTCAGGATGTCGTCATCGGCCATTGGTGCGTCCTCCTGGGACTGGGTTTGCCCGGGATTAAGCGCCCGGTGCGCGTCCGAAATTGTTGAACGGGGGCCTGTCCAGGGCCTCCCGCTGATGATCGGTCTGCATGTGCGCGAACTCTCGGTCGCCTGCGGTCATGAGCGCTTTCTGCTGGGCTGCGCGCATGTCGATGGCTGCCTGGTTAAGCTCTGCGGCGTGCATGTGGAGATCGTGCAGCGCGTTGTGGTGCTGGCCCTGGAGGGCAAGAGCGTCGGACTGTATCTGCATTTGCTTGGCCTGAAGGTCCAGTTGCTGCCCCTGAACGCCAAGCTTAGCCTTTGCGACCTCGGCTTGCGTCCGGTCTGTCACGGCCTTGAGCTTGGCCTGCTCCAGCTGCTCCTGAGGGCTCGGGGGTGCGGGCGTACCCGGGTTGACCACGTTCGGGGGCATCGTGGCCCGGATGCGGTCCGCGATCTTGTCCGAGTTGGGGAAGCTCATCCCCTCCACCACCAAGTCCATGATGGCCGCTCCGGTCTGCGGCACGGCCTGTATCAGCTGTAACAGCGCGTCCGCCTCTTCCAGACGCTGGGAGGCGTAGCTCGGGCCACTGGTGACCACCACGTCGTACTTGCCGGCGCTGAGGTCGTTGAGAGTGATGTCCCCAAGCTTCTGGTTGACCATGACCATGCCGACCTTACCGTCCTCGCCCATGACGCGGACCACGCGCTCCGTGTCGTAGATCTTGGGGATGAGGTCGATGAGGATTGCGCCCAGGCAGCGAATGGCCCGGTTCAAGTTGTCGGAAAAATGGAAATAGGACTTGTCGGCCTGGCGCTGCCGGGAGCGGATGGCCTTCCCGCTCTGCTCGTTGGACTGATTTCCCATGGAGGCGTCGAAGATGCCCATGGTGGCCTTCATGTCGTCAACGGACTGCATACCCTCGGCAATCATGCCCTGAGGGACGTCCGGGGGCATCGTGCGCTGCGGAGGCGGCACGCCCTCCACGTGGGTGTAAGGCAGGATGGCGAGGGGCTCGACGTTGGCATTTTTCCAGACGTCAAGGTGGTCGGCAATCTGCTCCATCGTGGCCGTGAAGGGAGCCTTGGGAGCCAGGGCCAGCAGTTCAGCCCGACGGGAGCGGTCGTAGTTGTAGTATTGCTGCGCGCCCTTGGCGTGGCGGATGAGCCCGGAGAGGATCTTTTTGCCCTCGATGAACATCACCTTGGGATCCACGCGCACGATGGGGATGAAGGCCCCGGGCCAGCGCTGCGGACCCTCCAGAATTTCCCCGGAGGTCATTTTGCACCACATGATCTTTGGCCGCATGACCTTGCGTATGCGGGGTTTTCCGTTTTCTCCCCTGGCAATGAACGGCTTGAGGTTATTTTCCTCGACCTCGTCCATCTCCAGCGTGGAACCGTCCTCCATCTGGGCGATCTCGACGGACTCCTCTTCACGCCAGAAATACTCGGCTACGCGGACAGCGTCTTCGGTGTCCCAATCCTCCTGGATCTGGCCGTCAACGGCTTCCCACTGGCCGAGCGCGTCCGGGTAGCGCTCCTTGAAAGCCTCACGGCTCATCACCTCTTCGATGTGCGCCCACCGGCAGTCGGAGTTATCCGGCTCCACGGCAAAGGGATCCATGGAGACGTTGAACACGTTCCAAATGGGCTTGATGAGGATGTCCTGGTTGAAGCCGTCATCGTTGCTGTAGCGAGTCACCACGCGGAAATATCCGTAGTAACCAGCCGACACGGCGACCTCCCCGGCGTGGTCGTAAGCCACGTCGGCCATGGAGATGTATTCGATGTTCCGGATCAGCCCAGAGAAGATGTCAGCCTTGACGCTGTCGGCCTGGTCGTCCTTGGGAGTGACCTTGATGGCCGGGCGGTTCTGCCGGAGATCGTTGACCACTTGGGCCACGAATACGGGCATGCGGTTGATTGTGATCACCGGCAACTTGAAGAGCTTGCGCTGGTCCAGGACGCCCTTGTCCCACTGCTCATCCCCGCCGTTCAGGAATTTGAGGTCGTTAACCGCGTTCTCGCGGTTCTCCTTCTCGTGATCGTGAGCGATCTTGTGGCGCTTGAGGGACGCGGCGATGATCTTCTTTTCGGCCGCGTCGGAGAGGGTCTTCTTGTAGACCTTCTCGGGGCTGTCGGGCTTGGAGCCCATGACCTCGGGAGCGTTTT